ACAAAACTACATTTTTTCCTCGGCGTTTTCTTTCATTTTATCATTGGCGCTGACATATTACATGAGTCTGGGTATGTCCTATCATGATTACTGGGATGGGGACGCTGCTATGACTCTGTATTACCGCAGGATGGACGAATACCACCGTGAGCGCAGGAACTACGAACTCTGGTTACAGGGTGCATATATCTACGAAGCCTTGTTGGACGCTTCCCCCGTGTATAACGCTTTGAGCAAGCAAAAGAAGCCCTTCCCCTACCGTGCTGCACCTATTCCGATTACTACGAATGAGAGCAAGGCCGCAAAAGAGCGTGACAAGCAGGAGCGGCTTAAAAAGGGTAAGGAAGCTATGCGGGCTATGGTTGCGAGTATCAATAAGCGCTTCCGGGACAATCAAAGAAAACGGGAGAAAGGAGGAGAAGTGAACGATGGCGATTGAACTTGAAGGTCTTGAGTTTCAAATTGAAGCGAAGTCTGAACAGGGAGTTAAACACATTGACGCTCTTGCAAACAGTCTTGGCAAACTGAAAAACGCTACTAAGGCTTTGCAGGGGTTGGACGGTGTTTCTGATAAGCTGACGAAGTTGAACAACGCATTGAGCAATTTCCATGTGGATAAGCTGGAAGCGCTGGGAAAAGGCTTACAGGCTATCGGTACTGCGGGCAACGTAAAAATCTCTGCTTCTATTCCGAAGCGGATTAACGATATAGCCCAGGCTGCAAACAATCTGGATGACAGCGCTCTTGACAGGCTGGAACGTCTGGGGAACGCTTTGCAGAGTATCAGCGCTGCGGGGACTGTGAATATCAGTGTACCGACTGTGCAGACTCCGAACGTCAATCAGGCTAATGCTGCTGCCGCTAACGGTGTCGCTCCGCAGGCTGCTACCAGTCAAGTTCAGCAGGCAACCAGTACGGTTCAGCAGTATTCTGGCGCTGTGCAGCAGGCCACGGGACGTACCAATGTTCTCAAGTCTATCTTGAGTGGTATTGGCGGCGTGTTTCAGAAAGGGTTCCATGTTGGAGTAGGAGCCTTGAAGAAGCTGGGCGGTGCTATGAAGTCTGCGGGTTCTGCCGCAGGGAACCTTCTGAAAAAGGCGGCGCTGCTGCCTGTGACTCTGGGTTCAAAACTGGCGGCACACGTCAAGCACACTACTTCTGCTCTTGGTGGGTTATTCAGCAGCTTAAAGCGTATCGCTATGTACCGGGCTATCCGGGCGGCGATTGCAGCGCTTACCCAGGGGTTCAAGGACGGTATTAACAACCTCTACCAGTACAGTTTGTTGATGGGAACTACGTTCTCTCAAAGCATGGACTCCCTTGCTACCAGCGCACTGTATCTGAAAAACTCCCTGGGCGCTATGGCTGCTCCTCTCATTGAAGCCCTTGCCCCTGCGATTGACTTTATTATTGAAAAGGTTGTGACGCTGTTCAATCTTATCAATCAGTTGTTCGCAAGGATTACAGGTAAAAGCACCTACACGGCGGCAAAGAAGGTGGCAACCTCTTTCGGGGAAGCTGCGGATGACGCTTCTAAGGCGGCAAAAAAAGCCGCTGACAAAATCAAGAGTTATACCGTAGGCATTGATGAACTCAACATTATCCAGGATAACCCGAACACGGGTTCTGGCAGTGGTGCGGGCGGCGGGGCTGGCACTGACTATGGTTCCATGTTTGAGGAACTTCCTATTGACAGCAGTATCAGTGACTTTGCGGATAAGCTGCGGGAAGCCTTTGAGAACGCTGACTGGGAAAGCCTGGGCAGACTCCTGGGCGCAAAGGTCAACGAGATTTTTGACAGCATTGATTGGAAGGGTATTGGCACAAAGCTGGGTAAGGGAATTGACGGAGTGGTTAAGACCCTCTATTACTTCCTGGACGAGATTGATTTCTTCAAGATTGGCAAGCACTTAGCTGAACTGCTTAATGCCGCTTTGGAGCAGATTGATTTTACCTTTGTCGGGCGGCTGGCAGTAAAGCCCTTCACTTCCCTACTTGACCTGATAATCGGTTTCCTGGTTGAACTGGACTGGGGACTGGTTACAAAGAGCATTTGCGATTTCTTCATTGGGGTCTTTGACGAGTGTACCGACTGGCTAAATAGCTACGATTGGCATGAACTGGGTCAAATTCTCTGGCAGAAAATCAAGGACGCTTTTGCCGGGGTTGACTGGGCGGCGCTGGCTAAAAGCCTGTTCACCTTCCTGGGTACGGCTATTCGTTCCGCTGCACAGTTCATTGGCGGTTTCTTTGGAAGCATTGCGGATGACATTAAAAAGTGGTGGGACGAGGACATTAAGGGAGCCGACTGGAAGGAAACTGCCGGGAACCTCCTGTCTGCGATTGGTCAAGGGTTCGTTAATATCGGCGGCTGGGTCATGGACAACATTGTTGACCCGTTCTGTAATGCCCTTCTTGGTGAAGATGTTTGGGAGGGTATCAAGCAGGCAGGCCGTGACGTATGGAACGGTTTCTGCGAGGGTGTGACCGAGTTTTTCAAGCACCCGCTGAAATGGCTGAAAGAACATATTGTTGACCCGTTCGTAGAAGGGTTCAAAAATCTGTTCGGTATTCACAGTCCGTCTACCGTTATGCGGGAAATTGGCGGGTATATCATTGAAGGGTTACTGGAAGGTATTCTTGCCCCGTTTAAGGCAATCGGAAGTTGGGTCAATGAGCATATCTTCACTCCGCTCAAGCAAGCGTTTGAGGACAGTCCTGTTCTTGAGTTCGCTGTTGGTGTGATAAATGGTGCTAAGACCTGGTGGAAGAACGTCAAAGAATGGTGGGCTGGGGTATCGAAGGACGGTGTAAGCCTGTCCGCACTGGTGTCCCTTGTGAAGTCCGGGTGGACTAAGGTTTCTTCCTGGATTGGCAAAATTCCCATTCTTTCCCAGGGAATTTCCCTTGTGAAGTCTGCGTGGACTACGGTAAAGAACTGGATTGGCAACATTCCGACTCTTGACCAGGCAATCCAACTGGTGAAATCCGGGTGGAGTACCGTTAAGACGTGGATAGGAAAGATACCTACGCTTGACCAGGCCATTCAGCTTATCAAGAGCGGCTGGAACACTGTGAAGGAGTGGATTGGTAATATCCCGACTCTCGACCAGGCCATTCAGCTTATCAAGAGCGGCTGGACAACGGTAAAGAACTGGATTGGTAATATCCCGGTTCTCTCCCAGGGCATTGCACTCATTAAATCCGGGTGGAACACGGTGAAAGGCTGGATAGGGAATATTCCCACGCTTGACCAGGCAATCCAACTGGTGAAGTCTGGCTGGACTACTGTGAAGAACTGGATTGGGACGATACCTATTCTTTCGCAAGGGATTTCTCTTATCAAGTCTGGCTGGACTACGGTGAAAAACTGGATTGGCACAATTCCCGTGCTGTCCCAGGGTATCAGCCTGATAAAGAGCGGATGGACTTCCGTGAAGAACTGGATTGGTAATATCCCTGTACTGTCGCAGGCTATCAGCCTGATAAAGTCCGGGTGGAGCAGCGTTTCCAGTTGGATAGGTCATTTGCCTGTGATTTCTCAAGCTATCAGTTTGGCGAAGTCTAAATGGAGTACAATAAGCGGCTGGATAGGGAGTCATACGGTGTCCGTAGGTGTGTCCCTGTTCAAGTCCGGGTGGAACTCTCTGTCCTCCTGGGTTGGCAATTCCGTGTCCGTAGGTGTGTCCCTGTTCAAGTCTGGATGGAACAGTATCAAGTCCTTCTTTGGCTTGAGTTCTGGCGGCTACGATACAGGCCACGGCTGGAAGTTCTTTAAGCAGGGTGGTTTCATCGACAACGGGCAAGCCCAGTTCTGGAACGCTATACCGAAGTACGCAGACGGTACGGCAAACGCCCACGGAAGTATGTTTGTAGCTGGTGAAGCTGGCCCGGAAATGGTAGGTCATGTAAACGGACGTTCCGAGGTTCTGAACAAGTCCCAGTTGGGACAGATTATGCACCGTTCCATTGTGGACGGTATGGCACAGTTCGCAGGCTATTGGCTGTCCGTAAACAATCAGTTGGTGACCTGCACGAACGGTATTATCTCTGCAATGCTTGTGTCTGCTGATACGCTTTACGCAGGTGTGCAGACCGGGAATGGGTACACCGTTCAGGATATTAGTTCCTGGATGGAGCGTATTGGTGACCGGGTAAGCGCTGAACTGGATGAAGCGGGAAGCAGGAAAGATATTGTTGACGGAGTGCGTGAGGGTGTGTATGAAGCTACTACCCGTCAGAATGACCTTCTGCGAGAGCAGAATGAGTTGTTGCGGCGCATTGCTGACAAGGACACGAAGTTGCAGATTGGCAACAAAGTTATTAGGGACGCAGTGGTAACCCAGGAGAAAGCAGACGGTTACCGCTTCACGAAGTAAAGGAGGGTGGTAGCAATGGCCTATATCGCAATCAACGGGTATGAGTTACCCCCTCCGAAGCGTGGTGTTGCACCCATAGTGACAACCATTGTGGACGCAGGCCGTGACGCTAACGGTACAGTGGTAGGACAGCGGATTGGACGTGACCAATATAAGCTGAACGAACTGGAATGGCCGTGGTTGACCGCCGCACAGTGGAGCAAGATATTAAGTATCTTGAGTCACTTCTTTGTGTATGTCACCTTCCCTGACCCAGTAACAAATAGCCGTATCACAATCAAAATGTACCCTGGTGACCGCACGGGCGAACCCTATTATGTGGATGGGAACGAGAACCCTACACACTACCGCAACTGCCGGGTGAACCTGATTGACGTGGGAGAGTGATGAAATGCAAAAGGTATCTGACGCTTATAAAAAGAGCATGAAAGAAGCGCTCCGTGAACGGGCATACATCATGATTTCCTTTGGCATGGTCAATCAGGAGTTGCAGGCAAAGGCAAACGTCAAGCCGGGGAACTTTGCATATTATTCCAACATTAGCAACCTGTTTGGGGAGAAGAACGATGATACCATTTACGCCACACTGGAAGAAAACTTTACACGGGTGGATGGGTCTATGTTCTTTCTCCCCCGCAGGAACGCTTCTGGCGCTTACTATGACACTGGCCTTGTCGGTGACAGGCTGATTTCCGAAGTGGTCTGTGAGGTTGTCATTAACTTCAACACTGTGGCTACGGACTTTAAGGGTATCACAATCAATTTTGGAGAGAATTACCCGGTTGACTTTGATATTATCAGCGATACCGGGCATACCGTAGAGTTTCGGGACAACAATCAGGCAGAGTTTACTACCGAGGAGGTCTTTGAAAACACTGTAAGGCTGACGCTGCGGTTTTACCGTATGCTGAACCCTCAAAGCAGGCTGCGTATCTACTCCATACGGTTTGGCTACGGCCTGGTGTACTACAACGACTCTGTGATGGCTTCTACGCTGGAAAGCTATGTATCGCCCATAGGAGCGGATATTCCGCAGATTGATTTCAGCGTGACGCTCAAGAACTACGACAAATATTTTAACGTGGATAACCCAAATTCCGCTATCAACTACTTGGAAACAGGACAGGAAATGGATATTTTCTACGGCTACCAGTTGCCTGATACCGAGGAAATTGAGTGGATTAAGGGTCAACACCTGTGGTGCAGCGAGTGGGAGTCTGATGACTATACTGCCATTATTCGCTGTCAAGATATTTTCCGAAGCATGGACTCCGAGTATTTCAAGGGTCTATACACCCCGGCTGGGAAAAGTTACTTTGACCTGGCTGTGGAAATCCTGCGGGACGCTGGTGAAACGAAGTATTACATTGACCCCCGGCTGAAAGAACTCTACACGAAGAACCCCATGCCGAGAGTCAAGCATAAGGAAGCGCTACAAATTATAGCCAACGCCTGCCGCTGCGTTCTTACCCAGTCCCGGACAGGACAGATACAGATTAAGTCCAACTTCAACCCCCTGGCAAAAATCAGTTCCAACGGCGAAGCGGAGTATTCCAATATTGCCAACGTCATGAGGGAGGGCGCAAAGGACGAGTACGGTACGTTTGGCACAAACTATACTGTGACAGACGGTTCCATGTTCTTTCTTCCCAGGACGTTAAACGGGCTGAACTTCAATACAGGGTTTGTGTCGAAGGAGCAGTCCGATGGAAACGGCAAGTTCAAAACGAACCCCGTTATTACTGTGACCCAGGAAGCAATCTGTATGTACTACGGTATCAAATTGGAGTTTGGTCATGCCCTTCCTTCCGGGATTGTGGTGAGAACCTACAACACCGGGGAATTGGTGGAGGAGTATGAGGTTGAGGATAAAATCACACAGAACATGGTGGTTCTCCATGACTTTGATGACTTTGATACTATGCAGCTTGAGTTCACTGGTACGGCTGAACCTTACAACCGCATTATCCTGAACTACTTTGCCTTTGGTGAGGTTACAGAGTTCACCATGACAAAGCGGGACATGACTGCTTCTCCTACGGCTATCAAGCAAGAGTTGGTTAAAGAGGTCATCGTTCCCTGCTACAACTACCAGCCGGGGGACAAGGTAGAAAATCTGGTCTATCAGGAAGTGGAGGTACAGTCTGGGGAGGTTGTCACCTACTATCTGCAAGAGCCGTGTTATGGCTATAAACCGCTGCTGGATGAACAGGAAGGATTGGCAGAGGTCATTGACTGGGCGAACTACTACGTGACGCTGAAATATAAGACCACTGGAAAGTTCATTCTGATGGTCAACGGGTATCGGTGGAAAATCGTAGAGCAGTATGCCACAAAGACCCTTCATGCAAGAGGTAAGACGGTCAAGTGGGAGAACCCCCTTATTTCCGACATAACGATGGCACGGGACTTGTGCGAGTGGATAAGCGATTACTACGCCGCTGGCATTGAGTATGAGTACCCGACCAGAGGGAACCCAGAGATAGACGTAAACGACATTGTGTTCCAGGAAAACGAGTTCCGGGAAAACATGAAAGTGACCATTTACCGGGCAACGGTCAACTTTAATCAATCCTTCTCTGGAAGGATAACTGCCCGGAGAGTGGAGGGATAGTATGTGGCAGACACCTAAGACAGACTGGTACGGCGCAGTGGACGCAGACGGTCACTATATTGGGGACAGGTTCAACGCTGTGGATTTCAACCGTATCAAGAACAACCTTCAATATCTGCGTGACCTGGCAATCCAGATGTATGAGGAGTTCAGTATTGTGTCGCTGGGCGCTGACCGTACTCCCAGGGATTACTTCTATGCCGATGAAATCAATCAGCTTGAAGCAAACCTTATGACCATAAACGATAAAACCTTGAAGCGGACATACGGGGACTCTCCTTCCTATATTGACAACGGAAATACGATGGATTTTAACGAGTTGAATAGGTTGGAGGGAGCAATCCTTGACCTGTATGACCGATTGCAAAATCAAGCGGATGGAAGGAGGATGTTCACATGGAACTTTGGAATGAAGGGAGGGGGCTTGTAAATGTCGTGGGAACTGTTACCAGTTAATTACACAGACGCAGTGTGGAGCGGTAATAAAAAGTACACGCAGATTGACAATCCTGACGGTACAGTGTCTTTCCTGGACGTTACGGCCTACACTGGGCGGGAGAAATCCTTCTTTGGTGCGAGGGAAGCAAACCGCATGAATGAAGCGCTGAACACACTCATGAGCATGGTGGAGAACGGTACTGACCTGTATGCAGCGTTTCAGAACTACTTCAACATTCAGAAGGAACTTTTTGCCGCAGAAGCAGATAACAAGTACGCTGATTTTGAAAGGTACGCACAGGAACTTCAAGCCCAGGGTGACGCTATCATTGCCGCAATAAAGGATAGTACCGATATCCAGTTTGCGGATTTCCAGAAGTATGTGCAGGAACTTCAAAAGCAGATTGACGCAGTGCTGGCGGGTATCAAGAGTTCCACTGATACGGAGTTCAGTGACTTTGAGGACTATGTTGCCGACCTGAAAGCCCAGGGCAGTACCACTATTCAGAAGGTACAGTCCGATTGTAGCGCTGATTATCAGGCATTTCAGACCTACCTTGCACAGTTGATGACCAACGGAAACGCTGCCCTGGACTCTATTGAGAAGGGCTATCAGGAGCGGATGGCAACTTATGAGAGCAGTCAGCAGGCGGCTTTCAATGAATGGTTCGGTAGCCTGCAAGAGAAACTTTCCGGGGACGTTGCAACAAAGCTGACCGCCGAAACTACCGAACTGGATGAACGGCTGGCACGGCTTGAACACATGGTTATTCAGAATGATATTACCGCTCCTGTCACCGATGATGACGGTGCGCTTCTGGTGGATGACCTGGGGGTTGCAATCGTAGCCGACTGGAAACATAAGGAGGAATAAAAGATGGGCGCTATTGCTATTGAAACTAAGAAAATGGGAGAACTTGACCGGGCAACCGCTGTTGGTGTCAACGACCTGGTACTTATCCATACTGCGGAAGGTATGCGGGTCTGTACTGTGAAAGCACTGCTGGATGGCGGTGGTATTGACATTCCCATTGCTACAACTGCGGCGGCTGGCATTGTCAAGCCTGATGGTACTACCATTCTGATTAAAGCGGACGGTACGCTGTCTGCCGCCATTCAGGAAGTGAATGTGGCTACCGCTGCGGCGGCTGGTATAGTCAAACCTGACGGAACCACTATCACCATTAAAGCGGATGGCACTATCTCCGCAAAACAGACCGAAAGTGCAGGTATCGCTACGACCAGCGAAGCGGGTCTGGTCAAGCCTGATGGCGATACGGTAACAATCCAGGCAGACGGTACGCTGTCCGCAAAGCAGGCTGATACCGCCACGGCTAACAAACTGGGTCTGGTAAAGCCTGACGGAAGTACCGTGACTATTAAGGCCGATGGTACTATCTCTGCGAAGCAGGCGGGTTTGGCTACCTCTGCTGCGGCTGGCCTGGTAAAGCCTGACGGTACAAGTATCAAATTAGCCGCAGACGGTACTATCTCTGCCGCTATGGTTGTGGAAGGTAATGCTGGGGCGCATAACGCTATCTACCGTGGCAAAAATCTGGGTTCTACGGTGACTGCCGCCCAGTATGCCGCTATTGCGGCTGGAACCTTTGATGACCTGTTTATCGGGGACTACTGGGTTATTGGTGGTGTGACCTACCGCATTGCGGCGTTCGATTACTATTACAACACGGGCGATACCGCTTGTACTACACATCATGTAACCCTGGTTCCCGATGGCAATATGTACACGCACTGTATGAACGATACCAACGTCACAACGGGCGGGTATGTGGGGAGCAAGATGTACAAAGAGGGTCTGAACCAGGCAAAGACCACCATTCAGAACGCCTTTGGTGCAGCACACATCCTGACACATCGTAACCTGCTGACCAATGCGGTAACAGAAGCCTATGCGTCTGCGGGTTCCTGGTATGACAGTACCGTGGAACTGATGACAGAGCAGAATGTGTACGGCGGTAAGGTGTTCGGGAATATCTCTTGTGGCACAGCGCTTCCGTACAGTTACACCGTGGATAAGAGCCAGTTCCCGTTGTTCGCACATCGTCCTGATTTGATTGGGAACCGTGCATGGTACTGGCTGCGTGACGTAGTTTCCGCTGCTTATTTTGCCAATGTGGACAGCTATGGCAATGCGAACTACCACTACGCTTCTTACGCTGGCGGCGTTCGTCCCGCTTTCTCTATTAAATCGTAAATCATAAATCTGCACCCCCTTGTGGGGTGCAGTGGAGGTAACAACAATGTCTGTATTGAAAAGCAAACGCAAACAGTCCCAGTTTGAAGTGTTCCACCATTTGAACAAGCTACGGAAGGATATTACTGACCTGCTTCTGCGGGACTTTGGGTACAGTTTTGAAAAGGCCGAAGCCCGCCTGCTCAAGCAGTTCGGCGGTAGGACGTTAGAACAGTTGTCTGAAACCGAAAGAGAGCGGTATGAGAAAACGAAGCTGCGGCTGGAAGCCTTTGACGATTGGTTCATCTATGACCAGCGGCAAGTTATTGTGAACTGCCTACGGGATATTACGAAGGAGGTTTACATTGCAAACAGTATCTACCCTACGGTCATGGAGGAACTGGTTCAGCGCAGGCTACACCAGGAAGAAGCTATCGGTCATTGCTATCGTTTGGTTCAGGAATTGCAGTATGCCATTGAAACCCTTCCCGTGAATGTGAACATTTTCTTGCAGTTTGGCGAAGCAATACAGACAGAAATCAACCTGATTAAAGGCTGGCGCAAAGCCGACAATAAATTCAAAAGGGCAATCTCTAATACCGCTGCTAATTTTGCCAATGTGAACAGCAATGGCAATGCGAACTACCACAACGCTTCTAACGCTAGCGGCGTTCGTCCCGATTTCAACCCCGCAGAGTAAAAGCCATTTGAGCGTTCTGCGGGGAGAGAAAGGAGAGATTGTCCTTCCGTGAAGGTAAATACTAAACACGACACCCGCTCTTACGAGAGTACCAGTAATGGTGAAAGTGGTTATCAGCGTGAAATATCAGATGGAAATTCGCTCTATGACGGGTTCATAAGGGCTAAACAGGGTAGTGACTGGAAACCAATGGTGCAAAGGTTTGAAATGACCTACCTGCTTGGACTGGCAGAAATTCAGAAGGGACTTGAGGGTGGGAATTATCAATTTCACCCCAGTACGGAGTTCCCGTTACATGAAAGGGGTAAGGTACGATGGATTACGGGTGAGGAAATCAGTGACCGGGTAGCAAAGCACAGTCTGTGTGATGAAGTCTTGACTCCCAGTGTTACGAAGTACCTGATATACGATAACGGCGCAAGCCAGAAGGATAAGGGGATAGACTTCACACGCAGGAGGCTACTGGTTCACCTGCGAAGGTACTATCAGCAGCACCAGTCAAACGAGGGCTACATTCTGCTGATTGATTTCTCTAAGTATTACGACAACATTCAACACGAAGTCCTGTTGGAGCAGTTTGCAAAATATATCCACGATGAAACCGCTATGGATTTCCTGCGGCGGGTGGTGGAGAGGTCACGGGTGGACGTGTCGTATATGACGGAGGAAGAATATGCGGGCTGCATGGACAGAGTATTCAACTCCCTGGAATATGGACAGATTGACCGGGCTTTGAGAACGAGAGAAAAGTTCATGGATAAGCACCTGAATATAGGTGACCAGGTAGCGCAGGTGGCTGGGATTATCTACCCGATACCCATTGACAATTATGTAAAGATTGTCAGAAGCGTGGAGTTTTACGCAAGGTATATGGATGACAGCTACGCAATTCATGAGAGCAAAGAGTTCCTTGAGGACTTGCTTGAAAATATCGTAAGGATAGCTGATGGGCTGGGTATCACCGTGAACCTACGTAAGACCCGGATAGTCAAACTCTCAAGTATGTGGCGCTTTCTGCAAGTTCAATATTCTCTGACGGAAACAGGCCGGGTTATACAGAAAATAAACCCGGAACGTCTGACCACCATGAGAAGGAAAATGAAGAAGGTTGTCTACTTTATCCCTGAAAAGGAATTTGATGATTGGTTCAATTCATGGATGGAAAGTCACTACAAGATAATGAGTAAGCAGCAGAGGGAAAACATGAACTCTCTGTACCGCAAATTAAAACGGGAGGTATATCACAATGTATAAGATTACACTGGCAGACGGTACGGTACTGGAAAACCTGGAACTGAACGGCAACAACTACATTGCCGAAGGGGTCATTGAGGACTCCGTATTTGAAGGGAACCTGGCTACCGTCACTATCACCGATGGTGAAACCACGGAAACCTACACGGATATGCGTCTTATGAGCAACCGGGTAGAGGACGGGCGCTCCTGGTTTGTGCTGGGTGAGAAAACCGCACAGCAGAAAGCTATGGAGCGGATGGAGAAACTGCTTTCGTCCAATGCGGACAGCATTACGGACGTGCAGGTAGCTTTGGCAGAGGTCTATGAAATGATTTTGGGAGGTATGTAATTATGGCTAAGATTTATGTGTCGCTTATTCGCAAGGGTTTGAAAACCCTCAAAGACGTTCCCGCTCCGCTTCTGGATGAAGTCAAGAAGCTGCTGGAAGCAGAGGGACAGTAAAATGTTCCGTCTGTTTGGCAAATACATCTTCATTATCGGGAGAAAGGAGGTAGACAAAATGGCAATTATCTATGTGGCACTGATTGTCAAGGGTAAGCGTACCTTTGAGAGCGTTCCCGCCCTGCTCAAGCCGCAGGTGAAGGAACTGCTGGGTGACCTGGAACTGGATAGCGTGGTCACGGAGTAAGAACAACTGGGAGGAAGCGATTGTGGTCAAGCCCCGCTTCTTCACCAACTTACAGAAAGGAGAACAACCATGCAGATTGATGTATCGCTGCTGATTTCCTTCCTGTCGTTGTGTGTAGCCGGGGTGGTCATGATTACCAACGTGTTCCGAAACAAGGCTACCGATGATAAGAAGGAAGCGTCTGAAACTACCACCCTCATTGTCAAGTTGGAAAATATCAACTCTGGCGTAAACGAGATTAAGTCCGATATGCGAAACATGAGGGGTGACATTCAGGATTTGCGTGACCGCCTTATCATCGTGGAACAGTCTACGAAGTCCGCACATCACCGTCTTAACACTATGGAAGGGAAAGAGGAAGAATATTCCCAGGTGTAAGAAAATGTAACCGTCAAAGCAAAGGCTTTGGCAAGTCCAATGGGGCTATGGGCGCTATGCGCTTGTAGTCCCTTCTTTTATGAAAATGGAGGTATCTATCATGGAACTCAACTGGAAAGTGCGTATCAAGAACAAGAATTTCTGGCTGTCTATCATCCCCGCCGTTCTCCTGCTGGTGCAGGTGGTAGCGGCTGTGTTCGGCTACACCCTTGACCTGGGTGACCTGGGGAATAAGCTGCTTGCCGTGGTCAATGCGGCCTTTGCGGTGCTGGCTATTCTGGGTGTGGTCACTGACCCTACCACGGCTGGCGTGTCTGACTCCGACCAGGCTATGACCTATGAGGAGCCTAAGAAGAAGGGAGAATAATTATGAACCTGCGAAAGCTGATTTTCGTCAACAATGCCTGCTATAAGGCGGGTGAGGAGATTATCCCGAAAGGAATTATGGTTCACAGCACAGGGGCTAATAACCCCTGGCTGAAACGCTATGTCGGCCCCGATGACGGACTGCTGGGAGTGAACCAGTATAACAACCATTGGAACCAGCCTATGACCAGAAAGGTGTGTGTTCATGCCTTTATTGGCAAGCTGGCTGACGGGACGATTGCGACCTACCAGACCCTTCCCTGGGATATGCGGGGCTGGCACGGTGCGTCTGGTAATAAAGGCTGTTGCAATGATACCCATATTGGCTTTGAAATCTGCGAGGACGATTTGAAAGACCCCGTGTATTTCAAGCAAGTGTATCAGGAAGCGGTGGAACTCTGCGTCTATCTGTGCAATCTGTACGGCCTGACGGAGAAGAATATCATTTGCCACTGCGAGGGTCACGCCCAGGGCATTGCGTCCAATCATGGGGACGTTATGCACTGGTTCCCGAAGCACGGCAAGAGCATGGACACTTTCAGGGCTGATGTTAAGGCACTGCTGAATAAGGCCGTTCCTGTTGCCCCTTCCGTCCCGGCTGCGGATAATGAGTCCGCTATCTGGAACTTCCTCAAGAGCAAGGGGCTGAACGACTTTGCCGTGGCTGGTATTATGGGGAACCTCTATGCGGAGTCTGGGTTGAAGCCCACGAACCTGCAAAATTCCTATGAGAAAAAGTTGGGCTACACCGATGATACCTATACGGCTGCTGTGGACAACGGCACATACGGCAATTTTGTGCGTGACAGCGCTGGGTATGGTCTGGTACAATGGACGTATTGGAGCAGGAAGCAGGGGCTTTTGGATTATGCGAAGTCTGTTCAGAAGTCCATTGGTGACCTGACCATGCAGCTTGAATATCTCTGGAAGGAGTTGCAGGGGTACACGGCGGTCATAACTACCCTCAAGGCCGCTACGTCCATTCTGGAAGCGTCCAATGCTATCCTGACCGGGTATGAGCGGCCTGCTGACCAGGGCGCTGCTGTCCAGCAGAAACGGGCTGGGTATGGTCAGACCTACTTTGACAAGTACGCTGGCAAAGTAGAGGAGCCTGTTTCTGGCGTGACCTACCGTGTCCAGGTTGGTGCGTTCTCCCAGAAATCTAACGCTGACAAGCAGCTTGCCGCTGTGCAGGCAAAGGGCTTTGAGGGGTTCATTACCAATCTGAACGGACTCTACAAAGTGCAGGTAGGCGCATACAGTGTCAAGGCCAATGCGGAAAAGCAGCTTGCCCGGATGAAAGCCGCTGGGTTCGCTGACGCTTTCATTTCCACGGCGGGAGCCGGAACAGTGGTTGCGACCACCCCGGCAAAGAAATCCGTGGATGAACTGGCAAAAGAGGTCTTGGCTGGCAAGTGGGGCAACGGTGACGCACGGAAGAAAGCCCTGACCGAAGCCGGGTATGACTATTCTGCGGTGCAGAAGAAGGTCAACTCCTTGTTGTTTTAATACACGTGTGTGTTTTCCAATGCGACTTTGTGGTGTGCCCAATACCCGTT